AAGTAAAAAAGATTGCAGATGCTTTATTTGATGCAGATTGCAAAGAAGCATACTTTGTATCACAAAATGGTTATCCTAGTGGTGAGCCTAGTGCTAAGTGGACAGAAGCACAGTTACAGAAGTATTTATCTGTTAATGGTGTTGCTTGGGATGAAGATGATAATAAATCAGCTTTATTAACTAAAGCAAAAGATCAATATAAAAATTAATTAACAAAACAAGGAGTCAATGATGGCTAAAACAAAAGAAAGCACATCACCAAAACTTATCTTAAATGATAAAGAGTATGATGTGATTAATGATTTAAATGATGAACAAAAAGTTTTATATTCTCATTTAAAGAATATTGAAGATAAACTCAATAATAATAACTTTATTCAACAGCAACTTATGGTGAGTAAAGATGGGTTTGTACGTTTGCTCGAAGAATCATTTAAACCTAAAGACTCTGAAGAAGAGAAATAAATGATAATAAGAAAGTGCAATCACGATTCTAATATTGCTATTTATAAAAATACGCATCCTAATATGATGAAAACAATTCAAATGGCAGATGGATCGTTGAAAACGCTTTCTTATCCTAGTGCAAAAGGTTATTTTTTATTAGTTAATGGAGAAATTGTAAAACAATCAGACTCATTCCAAACTATTGAAAAAGAATACATCAAAGAGGTTAAAGATAATGCCTATGAAACTCATGGGCATTATGACCTCGTTAAACATGAATTAGTGGAAAATAAAATAAGGTTAAAATGAAAGCAGTTTATGTAATTACATTAGGTATGGGAATGGCAGATTGTAGTGGTTGGTCTGTAGTTGGGTATAGCTTAGATGAAGAAAATAATAATCATACTGTTGCACAGGTTGAGATTGATAGTAGTACATTAATCAATGAGTATAATACTATGTATGACTCACTCTGGTATTCTTGGGAATAAAGTGAATGAAGAAATTAAATCTGCTCGTTCTTATCGTACTGGTATCATTGATGACAATGCTTATATCACGATTAACTGGAAACTTTTGGTTCAGCTTGGGGTACTTATATCTAGTCTTACTTTCGCTTGGCTTGACATACAAGGCAGAATACAAAGCCTTGAAGAAGAAGTGTTGGATGCTCATGCTGAAATTAGGAATCTTGTTGACAAACACAAGCTGGAAGAAAGTGTACAATTAGAAGAAATGGAAAACAAGTTAAAATTCTATGAAAAAGAATTTAACATAAATCCTCTCTCTTGGAGGAAAAGGAAAAAGAAATAATGGATTTCATGGCAGTTTACGGAGAAGCTGGAATGATAGGGGTAGTAGGTGTAATGTTTGTTTACCTAGTTGTTTCTTTAAGTAAGAAATCGGAAAGACAACAAGAGTCTCTTAAAAATTTAGAAGTAGAAAACAAAGGTCAATCAGAAACAATAGCCAACATGGAGGGTATGATTATTAAACTAATTGCCAGATGGAATGAATCAGATGCTGTAAGAGATCGTAGGTATGAACAAACAATAGAAGCTATGTCAGATTTAGAAAAACAATTATCAAGAATGGATGGGATTATGTCTCGTATGAATGGGCATAGCAAATAATGGATAGTCTTAAAGTATCAGGAGCAAGTTTTGCAAGTCAAGCTATAATATTTATGGATATGTTACCTTATTTTTTAGGAATAGCTATTGCACTAATGAACATTATATATTTATATTATAAAATAAAAAAAGTCAAGGAGTCGTAAATGTTTGGAAAAGTAGTAGCTGAGTACATATTAGATGATGAAGTTAAAGCTGATTTAATTGAATCTGTAAACAAATCTATTAATGTGCCAATAATTAATGAAAAGACAGAAGCTAAGATATTAGAAGCTATCTGGGAATTGTTTGAAATGGCAATTAAAAAAAAGTTGGGTGTTTAGATGGGCAACATAATAGTGACCTTACTCACAGCCTCATGTTTGCATGGGTCAATTCCAGATATGGCAACACACCCTGAAAGATACTCTGATCTATCTTATGCTTTGTATGGAGATGTAAAAAAGAAAAAGAAAAAAGGTAAAAAGATTGGTGGTGCTAAAGGTAAAAAATCTAAGAAAGGTTTTTTTTCTAAGATATTTGGAAGTAAGTAATGCCAGCAAAGCGTGACCCTAGATTAAAACGATTTGGACTAAAAGGATTTAATAAGCCTAAACGCACTCCTTCTCATAAGAGTAAGTCTCATGTTGTATTAGCACGATCAGGTGGTAAAACTAAATTAATACGCTTTGGACAGCAAGGAGCTAGAACTGCTGGCAAACCTAAAAAAGGGGAGTCAGCAAGAATGAAGGCTAAAAGAAAATCATTTAAAGCTCGCCATAGAAAGAATATAGCTAGGGGTAAATTAAGTGGAGCTTATTGGGCAAACAAGGTGAAATGGTAATGGCTAAAAAAGTAAGTTGGATGTGGAATAAAAAACGATATTATGGCACTTTAATTAGGGAAACTAAAACACATAAGTTCGCTAGGACAAGTAACGGAAAAATAAAAAAATTAAAAAAAGGAGATCATAATGCCAAAAGGAAAAGGATATGGTTTTGGTAAAGCAAAGCCAATTAAAAAAAGAAAGACAAAGAAAAAAAAGAAGTAATGCCTAGATTTAGTAGAAAATCGAGGGAAAAACTAGATGGGGTTGATCCTCGTCTAGTTTTCCTTTTAGAAGAAGTTGTTAAGTATTTTGACATCACAGTTATTGAAGGCAAACGAAGTCAGGAGAGGCAAAATGAATTGGTGGCACAAGGCAAGTCTAAGACTAAATTTGGTAAGCACGTTTCTGGTATGGCTGTTGACATTGCTCCTTATCCCATTGATTGGGATGCTCGTGATGACTTTCATTATCTTGGGGGTTTTGTCTTAGGATTAGCTTGTAAGATGGGATTAAATATTAGATGGGGTGGAGACTGGTCAAGTTCGTCTTTAGCACAAGAGATTAGAACTACCAAAGACAACTCATTTGATGACTTAGTTCACTTTGAAATAAAAGAGTAAAAAAGTTAAGGCTTAACAAAATTATCCTTGTATAAAAACATATTTTAATAGTATAATAGGAGTAACATGGCATATTGTACAAACAGAGATTTAAAAGACATCTATCCTTCGTTAGATGAATTTGACACAAAAACTCCTTTATATGGCTGGGTAGTCCATAGCAGTAATTTATATAGAGCAGATAATAGTGGTTTAGTGACTCAACTATTTGCAAATGGTCAGGACTTAGGTTCTGCTCAAGCTAATAGTGGAGAAGTTAATTCTAATGGCGAATGGTTCTATGAATCATCACTAGATGCTATTTATTACTATAATAGTGCAACCAATCCTAATGATATGTTAATGGAATCTGGAGATGATTGGGCAACGCTCAAAACACGCTATATTTCTAATGCCGAAAAATACCTCGATTCTAGGTTGGATGGCAGACTACCCAGAAAACAATTCAAGGACAAAGATGGTAATTATGATTATATTCTGGTTAGAACAACAGCTTTATTGGCTTGTAGTTTTTTAATCAGAGCCTCGCAACCTACATCCGAAATAGCAGACTCATTATTTGAAGAAGCTGAAAAGAATATACTTTCTCTTAATGAAGGCAGTACAAAGTTATCATGGCAAGTTACTGGAGATTCCTCACAAGGAGTTATAAGAGAAATATCTGTAAGTGGTAGTTTAAGGTTAGTAGATACTAGAGGGCAATACCACGACATATATGATAGAATAGGTGTAAAGATTACAACTGCTGGAGCTTTGGGTACTGCCAAATACTCTGTTTGGTTAAAAGATGGAGATAATCTAGGTGCTGAAAGAATGAATAATAGTGAAAGTGCAGATTATGTAGATACTATTAATGGGCAGTATCAAACACTAGCTAGTGGAGTCACTATAAGATTTGCTGGAGATACAGCAGATACAGCTACAATAAATGATAAATGGGAATTAGAATTTTTTGGTAAAAATGAATCTGTATTAGATTCAGGTATGCCTTATTCTATTAGGATGTCTCGTAGATAATGGCTATTACATTTGTTAATATTTGGGAAACAAAAATACTCGATCCAATCAGAACATTTTTAAATGATGAATTTGCTGGTAGCATCCCAGTCTATACTGGAGATTTTAAAGACATGGGAAATCAGTCGATCAGACTAAATCCTATTGGAAGTGATTTGTTAAGAATTGATAGCGTAAGGGCAGAAACTAGAGAATATATTTTAGATGTCTCTTTTACGTTTAAAGAAAAAGTATTAAAAAAAGATACTTGGGAACATATTTTAAGAAAATTATCACATATAGAAGCTCTATTTCACGACAATACAACTGGATTAAATAACACCTTTTATGATGGAAGATTCCAGTCTGCTAGAATTAATGAAAAAACGACAGAAGAAGCAGAGATTGAAGGACTAAATGTTGTACGTTGGGAATGGAGAGGAACATACTCAGGAAACATAACATAGGAAAGTAAAAAGGATTACTATGAAAATAAAACTAAAACAAGGCGTTTTGCCTTCTGATATACCAAGAACAAGTGGACAGCATAAACGAATTATGTTTGCATTTATGAATGGAGAAAAGGAATTTGAAGTGGACTTTATACCTAAAAATTTAAATTCGTATATTGAGCCAGTTGTAAAAAAACAAGTGGTGCAAAAAAAGGAGAGTAAGTAATGGCTATTGATGCAAACTTTTTTAACTCAAAAGAATTAACAGTAGGTGTAGGCTTAGATGATAGTAATGTAGGAACAGCTTTTGCTGGTACTTTTACACAAATCGAAGCAGACAGCGTAACTTTCCCTACATTTAATGATATTAAAATAGAACGTAGAGGTGGTGCTGGTTCAGGAATTATGACTGCTACAACAGATATGTTTCATTATGGAAAAGGAGCTACAATTGAAGGCTCAGTAAGTGGCTACATGACAGATGAATTAATGGCTATTCTTGTATCTAACGTAACTGGTGAGGCTATAAGTAGTGGAGTTTTTACAGTTGATGGAACAAGTACAGCAAATCATACATTTGTACATAATGCTACTTCAACATTAGAAAACACATTGACTTTTGCTTATAATGGCGTAGGTGGAACTGGTTTTGATGATTGTGTAAAAATTGCTGGTTGTGTCATTACTAGTTTAACTTTAACTGCTGATCCAAATGAAGATGGTGGAAGAATGAAATTTGAAGCAAGTTGGATTTCAAGAACTCCAATAGCCATAGGGAGTACATACAGCACAACAGCATCTACAGTTGGTGCGTATAGCGCAAACTATGTATTTCTAAGCGACTATAGCGTGCATAATCAAATAGCAGATACAGATGTTTTAATTAAAAGTTTTTCCCTAACCATAGAAAATCCAATTACATTTGCTGGTTTTGGTGGCAATGCTACTGATGGAGCGCCTCAAACTTATATAAGATCAATTCCTGAGATGGTAATTACAGCTAATCCAGTTGTAAAATACGACACTAATCTTGATGCTTTATGGGAAAAAGTTAGAGGATCAGGAGATGGGGTACAAGCTGAAACTTTAACATCTCCAGCATTTGAAATGTCAAATAACGCAACTCCAGCAAGTGGTAGTAGGGCAATTAGTATTACTGATGGTACAGTTACTGAAATGGCATGGGATGAGGGAGAGTATTTAGGTGTAAGTGTTTCTATTAAAGCTAGAGGAGATAGTACAACCTCTTTTTACTTAAAGCACTCATAGGATAAATAATGAAGCATACACTCTCCAGTAAATTAGAAGTCACATTAAAAGAAATGTCAGTAGATGATATTGATTATTGTAATGACTTGCCTCAAATGAGATATGAAAACAACGAGGTCGTAGGTATTATGAATCTAGCAAAAGCTAGAACAGCTTGGATTCGTAAAGGTGTTGAAGGTGCTGATGATAAATTTATTAAGTCTTTAAAAGAAGATGAAAAAAATGAGTTGTCATTAGCAGTACAAGAGCATCAACGCTTGGGGGAATAGAATCCCTCACTCTTGAAAGCAACTTCTTATTAGAAAAAAGATGTGAGGGGTGCAAGTATCATACATACCCCTACAAGGCTCAAATTCCTATCTTAATTGAAGGAAAGTATGAAACTCGTACCTTTACATCAAATGAAGAAGTTTGGTCTGTGATAGAGCTTGTAAAACAAGAAACGGCACAACATAATAAAGAGGGTAGGAGTTTCAATATTGCAGAATCTGTAATGGCTCAACTACCCTTTTTTGCTTGTACCAACCTAATGATTAACAATCAGGCTCAAAAAGATATATCAAGATATTTGTATGCTGAAAAATTTAGCATTTCTCCATACAAAGGTTCTTATGGAGAACAACCTAAGAAATGGATAGAAAAAAGTTTTTTAATTAGTAATTTAGTACAGAGACAAAAAGCAAAGGCAATAAAAAATGGCTAAAAAAGAAATAGTAGAAATAGAATTTAAAGGCAAAGGCGATTTACTTGAACAAGTAAAAAAGCTAGATAGAGCTATGCAGTCTTTGGTAAAAGCACAAGTTAGTTTATCTAAAGGAACTAATGCAGTTAATAATGCCAATAAAAAAACAATTAAATCAAAAAAACAATTAACTAAAGCAACAAAAGGTTTAGTTAGAAATAATAGAATTTTAGGAGGAAGTTTTGCAGTTTTAAGATCAAAACTTTTAATTTATAATTTTGCAATGGGATTAGGTATTAGGCAAACTTTAAAATTTGCACAGTCAGCATCTAAACTTAAAAGTGTATCTACTGCTTTTAATACACTAACAGGAAGCACCAATGCAACATTTAGTAGTTTAAACAAATTACAACAAGCGACAAATGATACAGTTTCAGACATAGATT